ACAAGACACCAAACTGGTGAGCCTTATATTATGAACAGTAGTATTGTTTCTGAACACCAACCGATGGTTCATAAGAACTTAGGTTTAAAGGTTAAGAGTAGTAATCTATGTGCTGAAATCACACTACCATCTAACAAAGATAGAACAGCAGTTTGTTGTTTAAGCTCTTTGAATATTGAAAAGTATGATGAATGGGTAGATACAGATATTGTTGCTGATTTAGTTCGTTTCTTGGATAATGTTTTGCAGTTCTTTATTGAGAATGCAGATCCAAAGAGTTATGCTAAATCTATTTATTCTGCTAAACAAGAAAGAAGTATTGGTATTGGAGCATTAGGCTTCCACTCATATTTACAAAGTAAAGGTATTCCTTTTGAAAGTGCATTAGCAGTAAGTGTTAATCATAAGGTATTTAAAAACATTAAACAGAAAGCGGAGGTCGCAAGTGTCAAGTTGGGAGAAGAAAAAGGATTTGCAGGAGATTATCTTGGTCAAGACGTTGTGCATCGTCGCAACACTCATCTACTTGCCGTTGCTCCTAATGCTTCTTCCTCTATTATTGCTGGGACTTCTCCCTCTATTGAGCCTTGGAAAGCTAATTGCTTCTTACAGAAAACTGCGTCGGGAAGCTTTTTGGTTAAAAATAAATATCTGGAAACTCTGTTGGATAAATATTACAGCCTGGAAGAAAAAGAAAACATTTGGAAAACTATATTAGGGAATGGCGGTAGTGTTCAGCACCTTACCAACATAGATGAATATGAAAGAGATGTATTTAAGACTGCTATTGAAATCAATCAGAATTGGGTAGTGTCGCATGCAGTTGATAGACAAAATTATATCTGTCAAAGTCAGAGCTTGAATTTATTCTTTCCACCAGAAGTTGATTGGGAATACCTACACCAAGTTCATTGGAAAGCAATCAACAAGTTAAAGTCTTTGTATTACCTTAGAACAGAAGCCGTTAGTAGAGCTGAAAATGTAGGGATGAAAATTGAAAGAATGAGCATTGAAGATGAAGATGTTTGTCTTGCTTGTGAAGGGTAAAAAAAACATCAATTTTCTTAAAGAATCTTTAAATAAGTGTTATAATCTTATTAGTAAAACAATAATAATAATAACAAATAATAAAGGAAAATAAAATGACAAAAACAATCTTAAAATCAAACGTAGTTAGTTTCTTAGAAAACCAAAAGAACAATTTCACTCTTAACTTCTTCAAGAAGAATGGTGAAAGACGCTCAATCTTTGCTAACTTTAACACTCCATATCTTTCTATTGGCAGTTTAGCGAACCCACATATCATTGTTAATTCAATTATTGATGATGGTATTCGTTCAGTAAATGTTAATACGATTGATACTTTTTCTATCGGCAACACGGCTTATAGAGTAATTTAATGTGGCTTACAGACTAAAAAAAGGGTTCGGAATTTGTAAATCCGGATATCAAATATGGGGTGTGGTGACATTAGCGTTGGCTGGGATAGCAATGTTTAATGACTACTTCCCTCTATACACAATGGATAATCTAACCGCAGACGTGGAAAGGTTTTTAATATAAAGGAATTATGAAAAACAAAACAGTAAAATTAAATGAAAAATATGGTTTGGTTCAGTGGGAATTAGAGGCTGGTGCAAAGTGTGTTTTTGAGCAAGAAAATGATGGTGAAGTTAAACTAAACGTATTATATTTTAGAGGTCTTAACTATAACCGTGGTGGTGCTTCTCTTTGGAGTGAAGATGAGGATAGTAAGAAGATTGTTGAGGGTCATTTCCTTGGCAGGTTCTTTAAGTCTGAAAAGAAAGACGAGTGGTGGTTCGTTCCTACTAATGGATAAGAATATGTGGAATGAAAAACAAGACAACAGGATGAAATACTTTGTGGTCGGTGTAATGATATTATTTTTTGTAGGGCTTTTTGCAAGTCAAGCAAAGGCTACTACCATTAATGAATATAACTTTGCACCAGAAGTAGTTGAACTTCATATTATTAAAAATGATGGGATGAATTCACACGAAGTTTATACTTGTAGAAATGTTAGAACTTGCTACAACCTATATCGTAGCATCCAATACAAAGATAAATCTTTAAACTGTGCTTCAAAGATGTTTATTGTTCGTCAGAACGGTAATAAAATGTGGTTAAAATCAACAAGATAAGGATTATATTATGGGTGATTTAAGTGAATATGTTTTTATAGATGACTATTACGAAGAGGAAGAGGAGTATGAACACGACGACGAAGACGAATATGAGGACGAGCAATAATATACCAAAAATATTGACGTTTAGGGAGCTTGAAACACTATATAAAGATCTTGATGTTGAACATACAGAACTTAAAAAAAGATATGATGACTTAACTAAAATTATAAGAAAACAAGGTAAAGATAGTGTCAGGAGTGAAGGTGATAATTTTCTAAGTGGCTATTGGGATTAAAAGGAGAAGAAGATGGGATTAGATAGAACAGGAAATGGATACTTAATTGATCCAACAATTTGGTCAGAAGAAGTAATGCACGAGATGGCTAAAGAAGATGAATTAAAATTGACGGACTCAATGGTAACTCAAATTACCAAGGCAAGAGAATACTTTGAAGAGAATTCAAGTGTGCCGCCAATTAGAACTTTTGCTAAGTATGTAGGTATTGATAAGGGTAAGCTATTTAAAGAGTGGCTAACTGGCCCTATGAAACCCATTACTAAATATGGTGGTATGCCACAGCCAACTGGGTGCGTTTAATTAAAAAGGAAGAGTATGACATCTGAAATTATGGAAAGAGTTATTGGTCTTGAAAAAGAAGTTTGGAAGATAAACAATAGACTATTAGACCTAACAGCAGAAGAACAAATCCCAGAACCAAATACCATTAATGAATGGAAAGAGCTGGCGTTAGTTTGGATTAGTGGTGGCTGGGAACATCTACAATGGTTCGATACAAGTGAAGAGGCTGATCATGGTTGGTATGACTTTACTGACACTGATGCTTTTTATCCTTATGATGAACGGTTGGTGATTAGGATTAAAAAATGAAAGTAGAATTGATTGACCATATGGGTAGCGACTTAACGGTTGCTAACAGTGCGAGGGTTAGCTTTAACAAGCAGAAAAAGGAGTTTGAAGACAAGGACAAGGGTTTATTAAAATACCTTGCAGAACACAATCATTGGACGCCTTTCGCCCACCCACAAATTACATTAAGGGTAAAAGCCCCAATTAGTATTAGAACTCAATGCTTTAAACATAAGATTGGTTTTACTGAAAATGAAATTAGTAGAAGATATGTTTCTGACAATCCACAGTTCTTTAAACCAACTTGGAGAGAAGCTCCTGTTGATGGTGCTAAACAGGGTAGTGGTGATATTATCAAAAACCCTAAATATTTAGACTTAGATTATGATGATTTTTGCTTTAAAAGCAAGGAGTTATATCAATCTCTATTAGATAGTGGTGTTGCACCAGAACAAGCAAGGTTTGTATTACCACAAGGAATGATGACTGAATGGTATTGGACTGGTTCATTAAGTGCTTTTGCTCGTTTCTATAAACAAAGAACACATAAAGGTGCTCAAAGTGAAATTAGAGAATTAGCAGATATGATTGGTTCTACTATCGCTCCTTTGTTTCCTGTTAGTTGGGAGGTTCTTACATAATGTTATACGACTATATGTGCAACAAGTGCGAACACACCTATACAAAAAGCAACCCTATTGTTCATAGGACTGTAAGTGGGAAGTGTCCTGAATGTAAGAGTGAAGACACTAAAAAAATTATGAGCACACCAAGCTTTAAAACTTGTGGTGGTGGTCATAAATTAGGATCAATAAAGTGATTAAGACACAAAAATTAGGTATCCCTTATATGGGGAGCAAGAGGAATTTAGCTCATAAGATAGTAGATAAGATTATTGAAGATAATCCAGATGCTGAATACTTTTATGATTTATTTGGTGGCGGTGGTGCAGTAGCATTAGAAGCCCTATCAAGAGACCAATTTAAAGGTGTCTATTATAATGAATTCAATACTGGTATTACTAAGCTTATGGAAGACATAAGAGATAATGGTATTAGTGATTACTACTACAATTGGGTATCAAGAGAAGAGTTTTTTAAAAACTTAGGACAACCAACTGTGTTAGGTGGCTTAATGGTAGCTATGTGGTCTTTTGGTAATGATGGTAAAAGCTATCTATATGGTAAGAAAGTAGAAGGCATTAAGCATATAGCCCATAAGATTGTTGTAGATAAAGACTTGGAAGCTATTGATGAGTTTAATACTTATTACAATGGTTTAAGTTTAGACTTCGATAAAGATATTGATGCAGATACTATAAATGAGCGTAGGCTTAATTTCGGAAGATATGTCAGGTGTAATAAACTAAATAAAATCCAACAATTAGAACACTTAACAAGATTAAATAAACTAAAACAATTAGACAGAATACAACACTTAGGAAGATTAAACAGTCTAAAAAAACTAAATGGAATTCAAGGTCTTAACATTAGCAACCTAAGCTATGATGAAATTCCTATTAAAACACCCATAGATAAAACTGTTATTTATTTAGACCCACCGTATGAGGGAACTCAAAAATACCAAAATGCAATAGATTTCAATAAGTTAAAAGATTGGATTGTCAATAATAAATACAAGTGTTATAAGAGTGAATATAGTTGTGATTATATGACAGAGGTTATGTCTATGGAACATAGGTCAAAATTATGTGCTACTGCTAACAATAAGGTTAGTGAGAAATTATATACAAATAAGGAGAAGTAATATGTTTGATATTTTTATCGGAATGGTTTTTATGGGAATGATTTGGTTTTCATATATCTGTGGTAAGACTGACTGTAAGAAAACACAATGAGTAATATTTTAGGCAGTAGGGCAACCTATAAACCCTTACAATATGATTGGGCTTATGATATCTTCTTAGAGCACGAAAAGATGCACTGGACGAGTGAAGAAGTTCCTTTACACGAAGATATTAAGGATTGGCAAACAGTCTTATCTGATGAGGAAAAGAACCTTATCAAGAATATCCTACTCCTATTCACACAAGCTGATACTGATGTTGCAAGTGGTTATTATGATAAAATGATACCAATGTTCAAACATCCTGAATTGAGAATGATGATGGGGAGTTTTGCTAACCGTGAGGCTACCCATATGGACGCTTACGCCCTCTTAACAGAAACATTAGGCTTTGACGAGGATATCTATACAGAGTTCAAGGAATACGAAGCTATGGCTGATAAGCATAACTATATTAGGAACTTTGATGCTGGTAGTGGTATTCAAGATACAGCCAAAACACTTGCTGTCTATTCTGCCTTTACAGAGGGATTAGCTTTATTCTCTTCCTTTGCTATGTTGTTGAACTTTCAACGATTTGGTAAGATGAAGAATATGGGTGTAGTAGTAGAATGGTCTATTAAAGATGAGACTAAGCACGTAGAGGGTATGTTAAAAACATTCAGAACCCTTATGGCTGAAAACCCTCACCTATGGACTGATGAATTCAAGAAGACATTATACCAAACAGCAAGAGAAATGGTTGAAATGGAAGATGCTTTTATTGACTTATCTTTTGAAATGGGTGGAGTAGAAGGACTAACAGCAGAGGATATGAAACTTTATATTCGTTATATTTGTGATAGACGCTTATTGCAGTTAGGACTAAAAACAAACTATGGTGTTAAGGATAACCCCTTACCTTGGATTGATGAGTTATTAGGTAGTGTTGTTCATACTAACTTCTTTGAAGCTCGTTCTACTGAATATTCAAAAGGATCGGTTAAGGGAGATTTTACTGAATTAGACTTCCCAAAGCTATCCTAACACTAACCGTAATAGGAGAATATGGAAAAATTACCTAAGAATTCAAAAGCACTAATTAAAGAGCTTGAGAAAATATACCCAGATAGAATGGTTGTCGATAACGACACTTATACCGCTTTTGAAATGGGTAAGATGGCAGGAGTAGTAGATTTACTCCGTATGTTAAACAGAATACAAGAGGAATAAAATATGAGCGGATTATTTAATAGACCAAAATCACCAAACCTACCACCACCGACTGTTCCAGATGCTCCAGTAGAAGATGCTGTATTCACTCCGGGTGTAGGTGGTGAGTCCAAGACAAAGAAACTTTTGGCAATTAAGAAAGGCAAGAATAGACTTAAAATCCCATTGGTTAAGGGAATTAAAACATCTATTAACAAGGGATACTAAGAGGTAGCATATGGCTGAATTAGAAAGAGCAAGTTTAAAAGCAAGGTGGGCGAAACTTGATGGAGATAAAAGCACCGTTCTTTCTCGTGCAAGAGACTGCACAGAGCTTACAATTCCGTCTTTACTTGTCAAGCAAGGGCATAAGGAACAAGATTCTTTATCAACGCCTTATCAATCGCTTGGTGCGAGAGCAATAAACCATTTGGCAAGTAAATTACTACTTACCTTACTCCCACCGAATAGCCCCTTCTTTAGACTTATTCCTAATGAAGCTGATATTGCTGAATTCACAGAAGACCAAAGAGCCGAATTAGATAAAGGCTTAGGAAACTACGAAAGAGAAGTATATAGTTTTATTGAAAAAAAGGCTTATAGAGTTCCATTATTTGAAGCTATTAAACTTCTTATTGGAACTGGAAACTCACTTGTTAGACTACAAGACAAAGAATTACAAGTATATAATTTAGAAGAATATTCAATCAAGAGAAACTCTCTTGGTAAAGTAATTGAAATACTTATTAAAGAAACTGTTCATCCTACTGATATTCCTGATATGGACTTAACAGAAGAGGAAACAGACCTTTATACCTGTGCTATTATTATGGAAGATGGGCGATATAATGTCTATCAAGAGGCCAATGATGAGATTGTTCCAGGTTCAGAGGGAGAAGTAAAGGCCGAAGACCTACCTTTCATTGCTCTTAGATGGACTGCCATTAATGGTGAGCACTATGGAAGAGGGTTAGTAGAACAATATTTAGGAGACTTACGAAGCCTTGAAGCCCTATCACAATCTATGATTGAAGGTGCGGCGGCGGCAAGTAAGATTGTCTTCTTAGTAGATCCAACAGGAACTACAAGAGTTAGGGATGTGGCAAAGGCTAAGTCAGGCGACTTTAAACAAGGTCGGGCTGTGGATATTAGCACCGTTAAGGTTGATAAGATGAGCGATATGCAAATTCCTTATCAGTTAGCTAATGAAATATCGCAACGCCTTGCCAGCGCCTTTTTATTGACACAAGGAGCTACCCGTGATGCTGAAAGAGTAACTGCGGAAGAGATTAGACTTGTAGCTGGTGAATTAGAAGATGCCTTGGGTGGTATTTATTCTATTCTATCACAAGAATTACAGTTGCCTTTAGTAAATATCATTCTTAAAAATAGTGATGTTAAACTACCAGAGGGTTTAGTTGAACCAGTTATTGTTACTGGTTTAGAAGCGTTGGGTAGAGGACACGACTACAACAAGTTAGTTATGTTCAGTCAAACACTACAACAACTATTAGGCCCCGAAATCTTTGCTCAACACGCAAATGTTGGTGCTGTTATTGATAGGGTAGGAACTTCTCTTGGTGTTGATGTTGATGGTTTAATTAAATCACAAGAACAAATCGCTGGAGAACAAGAACAAGCTATGATGGATCAAGCTGGACA